CTATAAAACGATTTTCAGATTTTCTCCATCGTATACACATTCTTTGATTATATCTTTCAACATAGTATTGACCTCTTCATCTGTCATGGCTTCTAATTTCGAAACCATATTGCATATTACCTCATATTTAAGGTCAATATTAAGCTCTTCCTGTTTCTGCTTTCTGTCACTCGCAGTAACCTCCCTTAACTCATAATTGAAAGAAGCAAGCTGCTTATCCAATTCCTCTATTTTCTTGACGATATATTTGGCAGCAGTTGAATCTTGATTGCTGACCAAAATGTTGGTTAAGTTTTCAATTTCTTGGTTGGTTACAAAAATATCTTTTTCGATATTTTTTTTGCTCCGTGCATTAATAGGTGCTTCCTTTTGTGGGATATATTTCTTGATAAGATTTTTGTCCAGTGAAATTTCTTTCAATGTATCCAAGACGATGTTATCGAGTAAATGTGTTTGAACGTAACCAACTTGACAATATTCTTTTCCCTGCCGGATCCTTTTATTGCAGTAATAGTGTTTGTACTCTTTCTGCAAATCTTTATCGTACTTATATTTGTACGACATCATGCACCCACAGGAACACCGTACAATACCAGTGAGAAGCCCAGGACTATGCTTGCGTTTTTTGTAAGCTAAATTGTGCGTAAATTTAGCTTGTATTTCAAGCCACGTCTTAGAATCAATCAAAGGTTCGTGAAGTCCTACGGATACATACCAATTTTCAGGATTGTTATTTTTATGAGGACTTTTTTTGCCGCCCTTGGTTCGACCATACACAATTAGACCATGTGTACCATCGAATTTTTCTATAGGAACAGCCATAATACAGCCTTTGTCTGCGAAAAATTTATATGTTTCCTTATCCGCAGCTACATAGTGCGGATTTGATAATATGTTATAAATCTGTGTAATGGAAAAGAAGAATCCATTATACGACTTTATATTATGTCGTTTAAAATATGCTTCCATTCCACTGAGACTTATATCATTATTTAAAAAGACCTCACAGACCATCTTGTAAAACGGATAAGTTTCCTCATCCTTTTCGATGGTGGTATGCTCCTTTCCATCAATAAGAATCTTTTTTCGTTTATATCCTATGGGCGGATTACCACCAGCCCATTTTCCACTTTTGGCAAGTTCAATCATGTTGTCCTTGACACGTTCTGCAATGGTTTCCCGCTCCATCTGAGCGAAAACAGAACTTATATACATCATTGCCCGACCTAATGGGGTAGAAGTGTCAATTTGTTCCTTGAGCGAAACGAAAGCAACATTGTGCTTTTGCAAAAAATCAAATGTATTAGAAAAATCTTTCACATCCCTGCTGATCCGGTCGATTTTATAACAAATAAGAACATCAATTTTCTGTTCTTTGATATCTTCTAGCAATGCTGTAAAAGCTGGACGATTTATATTTGCTCCAGTGTATCCCTCATCTGTATATTCTACAATAGATTCTACCTCATAGTGAGTTTTTGCATAGTCAACGCACAACTTATATTGTGCTTCGACAGAATCAGATTTGTCAGAATATACAGATTTCCTAGTGTAGATTGCAATATGTGACATATTTGACTCCTTTCTTAAAAGAACCGCCCACAGAGGGGCGGTAAATAATAATCTGCAAACAATTTAATGATGTTGTTCCAAGCCAAGATAACTAATAAGACCATCTTGGAGAATTTTTGAAAAATTGACATTTGCCTGCTCGGCTTTATAGTTCAGCCAGCTTGGCAATGTTACATTTTTTCTGACTGTTCGATTATCAATCATACGACGATAATCAGAAAAATCAATATCAACGAAAGAAACTAGGGAATCACCTTCGCTGGAAAAATTACTTTCTTTTTTTATATCTTTTGTTGGTTTAGGTATTTCTAGTCCTTGGTCTTCAAGGGTAATTCCTTTTAGACCAATGCTGTCCCTTGCCATAGAGATAGCATCAGCCATATCGGTTCCTTCTGTTTGGATATCCAAAACAGGAACATCCACTAGAACACAATCAGCAGTTTGCGTAAAAATAACAGGGTATACATATTTCATAAATAACACTCCTTTTTCTATCTATATTATTTAGGACCAGGGGCTGTTATAAGCCCCATTTCCTAAGTATGTGTTTTGCAAGTTGTTCATTTACTTCTTTGTGTCTTGGGATTTCTTCTAAATCATTCCCTCTTATATAGATATCATGCTTTGAGCCGTGTCTATAAAATTCAAAACCGACACTTTGAAGTTTTTTTATCAATTCTCGTTGCTTCATTTTACTCCTCCTTATACTTATATTATACACATTTAATACGCATAAGTCAAGGGGAAATAATACAAAAATGGGAAAAGATACCGCAAGACATATACATTATTTTTTATTATCCTATTATACAGGAGGCTAAAATGGAAATATATATTTATCAGGCTAGAGAAACAATGGGAAACAAGTATATAAGTTTAAGGGAATTACAAGAACGTACAGGAATTTCCAGAAATCGAATACAAGAAATTGAAACGGGAAAAAAATCGCCAAAACTGGATGAATTAGAAAGAATTTGCGAAGCATTGGGAGTATATATGGAAGATTTGTACTATAGTGAAAAAAGCGTAAACCTTTATTATAGTAAATTTTCAAATAAAAAGAAATAACTTTTTATATTTGTCCTTATATGAGGACAAATAGTGGTAAAGTATGGAATTATTAGGAATATGTGGTAAGATATATAAAAATAAAGGAAAGGGAGGTAAGCATATAATGGGAAAAAGAGGCAGTAATTGAATTGTTAAAGTGTATGGGAGAAAACAAAATAAAAAATGAAAGTAATTTTCTCCCAAGAGTATACGGGAGGATAAAATGGATAAAAAAATTAAAAAAGAAATCATACAAATAATAACCGAAAGCCAAGACCTCTATTATTTAGTTGCAGTACTTTCGTTTGCAAAAAAATTTCCACAAAAAAAGAGAGTTCACTGACTCTCTTTTTATCGTTAAACAATACATTCATCGTATTGAGGTGATGAACTGTCTAATATATGTAATGATACTTTTGCATATATTATAGTTTTATTTTTATCATTTTCAAAATCACCAATTTCTTCTATATATGCAACCCTTTTATGAAACGCATAATTATCACCAATTTCTTCTGCTATATAAGCAGGAACACAGCCTATATCATATTTGCACCATCCATCAACCACTAAAAGGTAAGCAGGCTTTCCTTGATACAAAAACTTTTCAACTCTTAGTTTTTCTCCTGCCAAACAAGTTTCGAGAATTTCTTGCCGTTTGGTGCTTTTGTCAAGTTTACATTTATGTGTTACACCAACTACATTAAATTTATATTTTTTAATAATTTTTTCTGATTCGGTTTCAGCTGGGACATTTGGTTTTTGAGTAGAAAGACTTTCCCCTTTTGTGTCAGATTTCTCTGAATAAAAGAAATCAATAACAAAAAGAAAAATAATAGAACCAATGACGGATTTTAAAATAAAATCAAGGAATGAGGTTGACGAAAAAAATGCACAAATACTAGTAAAAATAATACATATAATATCTCTAAGGCATATAGTAAATTTGTTCTTACGTTTTCTAAATAATTTCACAATGAAAACCCTCCCATATGATTAATTAGGGATACACCCTATTACTAATATAGCATATTAGGAGTGAAACGTAAATAAAAAAGAGAGGTTTAACTCTCTTTTTCATCAACTCTCTTTTTAAGCTCTTCCAAATACTTCAAACCGAATTCAAGAAGAACTTCCCGATTAGTATTGGTTAATTTTCCATAAACCTCAACAAATGCTTCGAATAGAGGGTCACGCTCTCCTAATAAAATAGCTGATTTTGCTACAATATCGTTTTCAGGAGTTTCATTAAACATATCTCCGTTTCCGGTACGAAGCCAAAGTTCGTTTACATCAAATTTCTGGCAGATATATTCCAGCAATCTTTCGCTGGGGAGTCTATCGCCAGATATTAATTGACTAACATAAGGCTGACTAATCTTCATTTTTTTTGCGAACGAGGTTTTTGTAATGCCTAACGTATCAATAATTTTCTTGATACGTTCACCTATAGTTTCATCAACCATTATTTATCCCTCCTTTTTTTGAATTATAGCAATAGTAGCACTAGGTGTCAATAAAAAAATATAGCTAAGCTATAGAAAATGTATTGACAACATAGCAAAGCTATGTTAAAGTATAGCTAAGCTAATAAAGATTATAGCAAAGGAGATGATAGAATGAGCATAAAACAGGAAGAACTAGAAAAAATCGCTTTTATATACATGAATATCTCAAATGAAAAGAGAAATTTATGGATGTCGAACGGAAATATCCTGCTTGCAAGTCAGCAAGCAGAAGAAAAGCAAAAAGCAAAAAAGGCAGCAGAAGAGATATTAGAAAAAACAACATAAAGAAAATAAGAAGAGGTGAAAAAATGCCAAGAAAACAAAAACAAGTAAATCGTATCTTAGAGATACGAACACCAAATATAGAAACAAAGTGGACGGAAGTACTACTTAAACACAAGGGAGCAGAAATAGAACGCAGATACCAAGAAGCGTTAAAAAAACAACAAGCACAAGCATAGGAGAAGAAAATGGAAGAAATGATAAAAAAGATAACGCAAATAAAAAACGGTTCAATTGAAACCAAAAGATGTTGGTTGAAGTTTAACAAAATAAGGAAAACTGATTATGGGTTTTTAATTTTTCAAGCTTCCAACGCTGCTGGGGAAGTAGCAGTAATGATTGGAGAAATAATAGAGATTATCTTCAATCAAAACAAAGAAAAATATCGTGATGAGAAATATAAAATCACAATAAGAACAGAAAGTATGGATTATGATATATTCACAGATGATAATCCAGAAATTTTTAAATAAATACCTATCCCCAGGGATAGGGGGAGAAAGATTCTTGTACCCCCCCCAGACAAACAGCCTAAGGATAAGGAGGGATAGAGATGGATATCGTAAAAATTATTGCAGATGGAAGAGAGAAAAATAAGAATGATAAGGAAATCATTCAAAAAATAAACAAGGAGTTGTTGGAAAGATTAAAAAATATGGATTTAAAAGATTTTTCTGGTACAGTGAAAGAAATTTCAATCAATCCAACAACTGCAAATTATCAAATTTTACTCGAAGTTAGTCCTAGCGAAATCTAAACCTTTTTGAGTAAGTTTAAACCAAATAATAATATCATCTGAAATTATAGTGTTTTTTACTATATTTAATGTATTTTGATATAAGTTATCTGAATACACCTCAATATAATCATCATTTTGAAGTGATTCAGCCGCAGTTAGAGAGTGCATAAGCATATCTCCATTTTGGGGAAGAAACTTACATTCCAATTTAATTCAAATATAAGATTTTTAAATAAATACCTAGCCCCCAGGGATAAGGGGAGAAAGAGAAATAAATGAAATTAAATCAATTATTAAAAGAAAATGATGTAAAGGTATACGGATTCCAAGCGTTTAAGGACTTGGAAAAACATTGTAGCGTACAGGGGGATACGATTATATTAGCAACTGACTCACCATCATTAATGATAGAGAGGGGTTACGAAGAGTATTATGCTCCAGTAATACCTTTCGGAAGTCGTTTTAATAAGGCACAAGAAATATTAGATGCCGATTTGGAAGTCAATAAAGTTACTGTACATATTGAAGAGGATATAACACGAGAGGATGAGGTAGTAATTGTTTCTACCCATACAGGAACTAGAGAATTGTTAGAACATATGTTCGCAAATTCAACACCATACGAAAAGGTGAATAAGAGTGATGTTGAAGGTAGATTAGTTGTAGGAACATTACCAGCACATCTGATTCAATATGCTCAAAAATACAAATCGGTAATAGTAAAAAACTTTGATTGGTCAAAAGACCAAAGTCTTTCCGGAAAAGAATTGGAAGAACGACTCATGATAGGAAAAACTATTTCTGTAGAAATAGAAGAATAGAAAAAACCCCTTCCTGCATTACCGGTACAGGAAGGGGAAAAGAAGAAGTACAATATACTTCTTTAAGCTATTATTATGTTTTAGATTTGACGAAGTAATTCGACATGGAATTATTATACCATGCCTAAGGATTGACGTCAATTTTTTTGAACCTTTTTTGAGGGGATTACAGGATTTTGCAACAAGTTAAAAACGGCGAAAATAAGCCGTATAAGGCTTGTTCAAACTATTAACTTTAGGAACAGAGTAACTTTAGGAACAGAGGAAAGAAAAAATGTATTTTAAAACGGAAATAAAAGCGGGGAAAACGATACTGGTACATAAAAGCACCAGTAAGCGTACAGGGGTAAAAGAAAAAGGGGCAAAAAAAACTCCAACTCCAGAAGAGATGGAGAAAATAAATCAGATTAACGCGGAACGTAAACTTACAGTAGTGATAAATGCAAACTTTCAAGATGGAGATTTTCACTTGATACTAACCTACTACAAAAAAATGAGACCAGATCCAGAGGAAGCAAAAAAACAGGTGAAAACATTCTTGAAAGAAATGAGAAAAGCATACCGGAAAGTAGAAGCGTCACTTAAGTATATTCATGTAACAGAATATAAGAATACAGCAATTCATCACCATCTAGTGATTAATAACATAGATGGATTGAATGTTCCGAAATTAGTAAGAGATTTGTGGCATTACGGCAATCCGAAGTTCGTTGTTATGAATACCAACGGACAGTATAAGGATTTGGCGGAATACCTCATAAAAGAAACGTCTAAGACATTTCGCGAAAAAAAGGACAAGGCTCACAAGCAACGCTACTCTTGTAGTCGAAACTTGGAGCGTCCAAAACCAAAGACAAAAATAGTAAAAGCAGATAGATGGCTTGCAGACCCAAGACCACCAAAAGGATACTACGTAGACCTTGATACAGTGGAGAATGGGATTGATAGATGGACGGGGAGGGAATATCAACGTTATATCCTTGTCCAGATTGTGGATAATGTGGACAAGGATATAAAAACTTCTTCGTCTAGTAATTACTGGACGAAGAGAGAATAAAGCGAGGGAAAATTGTGGATATATCCATATACATATTAGCTAGTTTCCATGGAAATCCAGAAGGATATGGAAAGGCAATTGCTTTCTTAGAATACATAAAAAGCAACGGGCAGATTCATACAAGAATGGAAACTGTGGAATTAGAAGGAACAAAAAACGCACTGTTACTAAAAACGTGCGTAAAAGCCATAGAACGGCTCAATAAGCCATGCCATATAACAATCTATGTTGATTGCCCTTACATTCAAGGAACGCTCAATAGAAGATTGCTAGAGCAATGGAAGCAACGGGACTGGAAGAGAGCAACAGGGCAATCGCCGGCGAATCTATCGGACTGGAAACGGATGTACAACTTGTTAGGGGTGCATCAAGTAACAGTAGAAAAATATAACAAGAAATACGACAAGGAATTAAAAAGAATACTGGAAGGGAAAAGAATATGGAATGAAGTTGGAAACAAGTAAGCGAAATAAAAAAATTACTGAAAGATTGGAATGAAATAATAAAACCAATTAAAAAATACATCGAACAAACAGGGAATCCAATCCCTATCGTGGAGGGCAACGAATGATGAAAAAAGGGATTGTAACAAAATATAAGATTAACCGCTTAGACTATCTAATCTTAATAACGTTAGATAGATTGAATATGACAGATTGTTATAGGTCCATGACCATAACAGAAATAATGTCAGAAAATGAGTACGCATTAGGAGTAAGAACTAATGTGTACAAAAGAATAAAAAAGCTAATTGAGCTTGGATACATAAAAAAAGGCGTGATAGATAACCACGCAGATACCTTCTACATAACGGAAGTAGGTAAAAAAATAATATAGGCTATAGGGCACTTGAGTATCGAAAGGAGATAGGAAATGAAAGGATACAAAGTTTTTAACCAAGACTGGACATGTAGAGGAAAACAGTATAATTGTCCTGGAAATTTTGAGGAAGAAGGAAAACTTGAAGTTTGTGAACATGGTATGCACTTTTGCGAAAATGCTGCTGATTGCTTCAATTATTACGATTTTGACAGCAACAACAAGGTTGCAGAAGTCATTGCATACGGTACGGTTTTGAAAGAAGGGGACAAGTCCTGTACCGATAAACTGGAAATCGTGCGTGAAATTCCTTGGGATGAAGTGTTGCGTATCGTGAATACGGGAAAGAATTGCACAGGTCGCTGCAACACTGGGGACTGCAACACTGGGGACTACAACACTGGGGACTACAACACTGGGGACTACAACACTGGGGACTACAACACTGGGGACTGCAACACTGGGGACTACAACACTGGGGACCGCAACACCGGGGACTGGAACACTGGGAACAGGAACACTGGGTACAGGAACACTGGGAACAGGAACACTGGGGACTGGAACACCGGGGACTGGAACACCGGGGACTGGAACACCGGGGACTGGAACACTGGGAACAGGAACACTGGGTACAGGAACACTGGGAACAGGAACACTGGGGACTGGAACACCGGGGACTACAACACTGGGGACCGCAACACTGGGTACAGGAACACCGGGGACTGGAACACTGGGAACAGGAACACTGGGGACTGCAACAAATCTTCTTTCAATACAGGATGTTTTATGACAGAAGAACAGAATATTATGTTATTCAACAAACCTTCTGATTGGACTTATAGAGATTGGTTACATAGTGATGCAAGATACATGTTGAAAAAGATAAAAAAGGATGTTGTTGAATGGATTTATTCAGAGGATATGACGGATGAAGAAAAGGAACAGAACCCTGAATATAAGACAACAGGCGGTTACCTGAAAGTGCTTGATGAGTCGGAATGCGGTCAAATTTGGTGGGACAATTTGACCGAAAAGGAAAAGAAAGTGATTAAGGATATTCCGAATTTTGACAAAGATATCTTTGAAGAAATTACAGGGATAAAAATAAAATAAAAGGAGAAGAAAAAATGTTAAAAGATAAAGTTGCATTCTTAGGTCTAGGATGCTGTGGTGGGAAAATTGCAAAAAACTTTGTAGATATGGGCTACAAAGGAATTGCAGTAAATGGAAGCGAACAGGACTTACGAGCCTTAGGTGGCATGCCAAAACATCACTTAAAAGGTTTTGATGGTTTTGGTGGACATAGGGAGCGTGCAATTGAGTGCTTGGCTTCCAATGAAGGCTTTTTAAGTTCTGTACAGGAGCTACAAGAAGAAATCATTATACCTATTTTTGGAGCAGGAGGCTCTACTGGTTCGGGGTGTGGAACAGTTATAACAGAATTGCTTGTGGAAGCAGGAAAGATTGTTTGTCCGGTGATTGCGTTACCATCATCGGATGAAGCGATTATAAAGCATAGTAATGCTTATCAAGCGGTACAGGAACTGCAAGAGATAGAAGGAGCTGGGACAAGCTTCTTCATAAATAACGACAAAACAAATAATTATGAATACACAAACAAAGCATTTGCCAAAATGCTGGATGTGTTTTTATCAAACGATTCTTATGGCAGCAGGAACAACTTTGACGTATCAGAACGTATGGAAATGTTGCAAGACAACGGGGCAACAGTTCTAAGTCTTGCGAAGGAAAAAGACACAATGATAGAGAAGCTTACAAATGGGATTTTCGCCCCATTAGAAGCAAACAAAATATGTGAACACATTGCCATCATTCATGCAGGCAATGATAACAAGGATATAGAGCCATCGGAAGTGATAGCGATAGCCGGAAAGCCATCAAACATATACGAGGGCTATAACGGAAAAAGCACACTCATAGCAGTAAGCGGATTGGATTTTCCGATTACCCATATCAATAAATTGGGTAATATTGCAAAAGAAATCTACGAAGAAAGGAAGCGGAACAGACAACAATCTGCTTCTAAATTGGAAGGATTAGACTTTTTAAAGGAAGAGAAAAAAGAACCTTTAAAAAAGAAAACCATGTCAAAATTGGATTTGCTAAAAAAAAGAATGGAGAGTTAGGAAACGTCAAGTATATATCAAGTGTACGTCAATGCTCGTCAAGAGCATGCTAGTACACGCAAAGAATAGGGCATAAGTATTTGATGATACTTTGTATAGATTATTCACAATATGCCATGACTATAGTTTGTTCCAGTGGCAGCAGTGCCACTGGGGAAAGGAAAATGAAAAAATAGTTGCTGAAACAGGATATTGAATTTAAGGAGTAAGAAGAATGAAGAATACGATAAATGAGGCAATAGAAGAAATGCTACAGTATTTTGATGAACATATGAAAGAGTTTGAGGAAGCATTAGAAAAAAAGGAGTATACAATAGCTGGAACTATTCAAGGATATCTTTTAGGGGTGATGCAATGTATTGTAATTGCCTATAAAAATCAAGGAGATAAAAAAATACCGAAAGAAGTAGAAGAGAGATTGGATAAGATTAATTTGCCATAAGTAACAGGAAAGAGGTTATTAAAAAATGGTTACTAATTTAGAAACTTTAGAAAAATATTGGAAATGTAACAAAATAGTCCATGAAACAGGAAAAACCATACAACAAGTATGGGAAGAGATTAACAATGAAAACAATGAAAAAACAGAGAGGAAAAAATGATGAATCCAGTATTTATTTTGCTAGTTATATTATTTATGACATTAATGTGGTTCTTATTATCTTTCGTCTTTTTCCCATTAGGACAATTATTGTTCTATTGCTGGGCAAAAGCAAAAGATGAAATGAATAAAAATCAAAAAGAAAAGGAGAAAAAACAATGAACAAAGGAACAGTAGGAGCAATCGCAGTAGGAGCAATTATTTTACTTGGAGGGATTTCAGCAGCGTTTTGTGCCAAAAGAATTCCAACAGGGTATGAAGGGGTAGTATATTCCATGAATGGTGGGGTACAGAACGAAACCTTAACACAAGGTTGGCATTTGGTATCGCCAACAAAAAAAGTAAAAGAGTTCACAATTGGAAATGAACAACTTTTACTAACCAAAGATAAAAGGGAAGGAAGCAAAGAGAATGATTCATTCAAGGTATCGACAGCAGATGATGCCAGTATAGCAATTAGCTTTCAAATGTCTTATCGGTTCAAACCGGAAAGACTAACTGATACATATAAAAAATACAAAGGAATGGACGGCGAGGATATAGTAAACAATCGTGTAAAAGCTGTCTTAAAATCAAAAGTATCAGAAATCACAACAAACTATTCCATGATGGAAATATATTCAGGGAATAGGTCTGAAATTAACGACAAAATAACAAAGTATCTAAATGAACAGTTTTCGAAGTCTTTTGGTATCGAAGTTATGGACGCATCCATTGTAGATGTGCATCCAGACAAAAAACTAAAGAAAGCGATTGACAACAGGGTAACTGCTCTGCAAAAGAAACAACAAGCAGAAGCGGAACAAGAAGAAATAAAAGTGAAAGCAGAAACAAAATTGATTAAAGCAAAAAACGAAGCAGAAATCAAAAAGACAAAAGCAGTTGCACAGGCAGAAGCAAATAAAAAGATTGCTGAGTCGATTACACCAGAATTGATTCAGATGAAAGAAGCAGAAGCCAGATTAAAACATGGTTGGATTACTGTCCAAGGGGCAGAAACAACAGTTGTAAAGGAATAATAAAGAATATAGGTTCTCGGAATCATGAGCCTTCCGACTAAGATTCGATGGTCAATGACGTACTTTAATAGAGCTTGTGTCACACAAGGATTAGAGATTCCGAGAGCCTATGAATATGAAAAGGAGAAACATGAGAAGAATACGGATAGCAAAGACGGCAACAGCAGAAGTTGTCGGTATAGAAAGAATAAAGGGTCTTGAGTTTATAATGTATAGTTGTTCCGAATGTGGATATGGAATAGAAGCAGATTATTGTTATTGCCCAGATTGTAGGGTAATCATAAAAGAAGAAAAAAGGGAGGAAATAACGAATGGCAGATAAATATATGCAGGGCAGGAATGACGGAATGGCATTTGCATTAAAAATAGCAAAAGAAAAAGGAATAGAAGGATTAGAAGAAGAATGTAGATATAGAGGTTGCACAAATTTGCCTTCAAGAGTGCCAAAGAGGGCAGCAGATGAGTTTGTGGAGCGAATGAAAAATAACACAATTGATACGATTCTAATGATGTCAGTTGCTGTTTTAAGAGATGAATTTGAGTTTGGAAAGAAACGATTAGAACGTTTCCAAGATCGATTTATATTAAAGACGGAATGTTTGATAGAAGATTATTGTACATGGGACGACATTCGGGAAGCACTGAAAGAAGAAACAGGGCTGGAATTAGGAATTAGAAAAAATGAATGAAAGGTAGGGAAAGAAATGAAGGTAAATAAGAAACTATTGAAAGGATTAATAAGCGGAATATTAATATTATCACTTACTGCCTGTACAGAATCAGAGAGAGTTACATACAACATGAAACAAGAGGCTGAGAACTTTAATGTTTTAAGAAGATTTGCAGTAATTAACACAAGGACCGATAAGGTCGAATTTGAAATGATTGGTGCTTTCAGCAGAGAAGATTCGTCTGACAGTCAGGTTACTTTGGTAGTTGAAATGGAAGATGGAACATATAAGCGACATATAGTCGGATTGAACGAAAATACTATGTATATTATTGAAGATTTGGGTGGAGCGAAAGTCAACAAGTACAAATATCAAGTAAATTATATTCCGGAATCAATTGTACCGATTACAATTACAGAACATGATTAAAAACCGTTACCAGAACAGTATGAGGAGATAATGATGAATCAAGAAGAAGCAATAGAAATCTTAAAGAAAAACTATCCCAAAACAGCAAAAAAAGGTTGATGGAATATACGTAGGTGGCTTTGATGATGTTGATTGTGAATTTGGGCAGGCACTTACAATTGCAATATCGTCACTAACAAAACAAATACCAAACAAGATAAAAGAAGAGCGATGGATTGATACAAAATGTGATTGTGGTTATACCTTTTCAGTCCATCACGGGGATGGATATTATTCTATCCCAAAAGAGAAGAAAACAAAGTATTGTCCTATGTGTGGACAGGCTTTGGATTGGAAAGTTTAAGGAGGTAGAGCAAATGGAGAGAATTGAATGTGAAAAATGCCATCATTCAGAATTTGACAATGACAAGATACGGTGCAAATCTAAAAAATGTCAGCCAGATTATGAAGATATGCGAGAGGCAAAAGAAGCATTATTACTATCTTTTCCGGGAAGCTTTATAAATGAGAGGAATGAATTCATTGCACATGTAAAGAGTAATCAATATTTCTTGCTTGATGATTGTGAATATCCGGAAGATATTGATTGTAAGGTGCTGGAGTGGTTTTCAAGAGCTGCTTGTAAAGGGCAACCATATAGCCAGGAATGGAGAAATATAAAGTGTAGAAAGTTTATGCTTGATGGCATAAACAACTATATGGATACCGGTTTTACAGAGGATGAAATGATGGAGATTTATACATACCTCGGCAATGCTTGTAATCATAAAAAGACTGTACGATTTATCGAGAGTGGATATGATTTTGATGAATTATGGAAGAATTGATTCGATAAACTGAAATTAGTAGAAAGGAGTAAGAGGTTTTCCCGGGAAGAAAAGACGTCTTTACTCCAAGAGAAAATGGCAAGGACAAAAATAGAAGTACCAGAAGGATTACAAAGCGATTATACAAGTATTGAGAAAAGAAAAAGCATTACATATCTGTATATTATGTGGACGGCTTTATGCTCATGGTTAATAATAAGTGCCATTGAGCGGAAAAAATAAAAAAGTGACCCAACATTTCCCGTTCGTAATATGATATTATAATATTTGTAATAGAATATCTATAACTAATAGAACAAAATATTCTATTACTAAGTCTGTAATATTCAGAAAAAGGTGCAAAGCACCTTATGGCAGAAGTAGTAGGACTAAAGGGTTCAAATCCCTATTCTGCCTTATTAATACAACAGGGGGATGAAAATGGAAAGCAAAGAAATTGAAAAAAAGCTGTGTTCAACACAGCAAATAAACAACGAAATAAAATATATGACAGAAGAATTGAAAAGATTAGAAGGGGAGTCATATGTTAAGGGCGGGAAAATAACAGGATTGCCGTCTGGTACAAAAACAAAAGATAACGTATCGGATAGAGCTATTAAAAAAGTAGAGCTAGAAGACCAAATAAAAGGAACGATAGCTTTGTTATATAAAGAAAGAAGAGAAGCAGAGGAAATAGTTTCTAATGCCAGGGAATCTGAAAAAAGACAGATTCTAAGATTACGCTGTATAAATGGTATGACATGGAAACAGTTGGCAGCAGAACTGTTCATGGACGAAAAAACAGCAAGAAAAAAATACAAGGAAGCATTATCGGAATTGGCAGCAGTAATATAAGAGATTAACATAGCACGAGTAGACAACTCGTGCTTTTTGTTTACAAAAAAGGAGAAAAAAGATGCTGAAAATGTGTGCATATTGTAAAAAAGTGCATGATTCTAAAAAAAATTGCCCGGAAAAAAACGAGGCTATAAAAAAACGAAATAAAAAAAACAAGAGTAAGTACGACAAATTTCGATGGACAAACAGATGGCGAAAGAAGGCAGAAGAAATTAAAGGAAGGGATTTGTATTTGTGTCAAGCATGTATACGAAACTTAGATGGAACAGAACGAAAATATAATAGCAATGAGCAATCAGTTCATCATATCATCGCTTTGCATGAAGACTTTGATAAGAGATTAGAGAATGAAAACCTTATCACTCTGTGTCGTACACATCATGAAATGGCAGAAGATGGGAGAATATCGAAGAAGGTATTGCTGGACATGGCAGCAGAACAAGAAGCAGAGAGAGGCACAGGAATAGATAGCATAACATTAGTCAAGGAAGGAATAGAAAAAAACAAATAGAATTTAAAATAAAAAGAAGATTTGAAATATACCCCCCTACTTTTTATACCTAAAAAATGTAGAGCTTTTAACACCGACTGGCCCCCTTCATTCATAAAATATTCCCACATCAGCTTTTAAACAATGAAAGGAAGTGAATGTAATGCCAACACCGCCAAAACCATATGCAGTACTCAAGGCAGAAAAAAAATCACACCGGACAAAAAAAGAGCTGGAACTAAGAGAAAAAGGAGAAAAGTCATTAACGAGCGGTGCTGCATTTAAAGAACGGGCGAAGACGAAAAATAATATAGTCGCCCATAAAGAATTTTTAAGGATTAACAAAATCCTTTCCAATATTGAAAAAAACGATGCACTATATGAACCTATCATTAACAGATATTGCGTTTTACAGGCAGAATGTGACGGGTTAGAAACAGAAAGGGAGTACCTGGTTGCACTTGTAAAGGAACTAAAGCAGACCTGGTCTGATATCAGTGCAGAAATAGACGACCCAGAAAGCAAAGCGGATTATCTTTTACAATTCACGAAAGAATTTACGAAATTAGTTGCGAAAATAGAAAAATTGGATAAAGATTTGCAATCCAAAAGAAAAATGTTGCTAGAAATAGAAAAGGAGTGTGTAATGACAATTGCGTCGGCTCTTCGTTGTATTCCAAAAAAAGTAGAGAGTGAAGAAAATCCATTACTAAAGGCGTTGGCAGATGATTAAAGAAAGCAAAGCGTATCAATATGCTATGTGGTGTATCAATCCACAAAATAGAAAGGTTGGAAAATATGTAAAAAAACAAGCAGAAGCATGGATAAAAATTGCAGATGGGAAAGATGCCGAGGCTTATATTGATGAAAAGGCATATAAAAAAATATGCAAAATATTAAAACTAATGATCCATCCTGATTTAAAATGCTCTATTTATGAAGGTTTAGAAGATTATGCGTGGTTTCTAATTACAGCAACCATGTGTACAAAATTAAAAAATGATGAAAATTTAGATATAAGATATTACGAAACAGCATTATTGGAGATTGCCAGAAAGAATTATAAGACCTTCAATTCCGCTGTTATTTTTATTATTTTAATGCTTACCGAGCCAATTTTTTCAAGATTTTTTAGTGTTGCTCCAGACCTTAAATTATCGTCTGAACTTAAAATGGCAATTCGAAAAATTATAAAATCAAGCCCTATTTTGGTGGATGAATTTAAGATTTTGCGTAGTCAAATCATATGCAAAATCACAGATAGCGAATATACACCGCTTGCTTATTCCAATGATGGAATGGATGGAAAGTTAGCACATGCTTTTTTAGCAGATGAAGCAGGAGCGTTAGATGAATACCCAGTGGAAGCCATGAGGTCGTCGCAGATTACATTATTATCAGGATTAGGTATTATTATTTCTACCCAATACCCAAATGACAACAATGTGATGATTGATGAAATTGACCGAGCAAAAAAAATATTAGATGGAGTTTCGAATTTAAGTAGTCGTTATTTTGCTCTACTTTATGAACCGGATGATGAATTTTTAAAAGATGATTTATGGCAAACAGAGGATTTGGTTATTTATCAAAGCAATCCTGTTACAGTAAATAATCAAAGAATGTTTGAAAAAGTAGTAGAAAAAAGGGAGCTTGCAATTTTATATGAAAATAAACGAGAAAATTATCTATGTAAGCACAACAACATCAAATATATCGGATTGGGGACAGAAGGATATATTGATATTGCGAAAGTAAAGGAATGCAGAATAGAAGAGGATTTACAGTTTTGGATTGGGAAAAGAGTGTTTTTGGGGCTGGACTTATCGCAGACAGAAGATAATACAGCCTTAGCGATGGTAACAGAATGGGAAGGAAAAATCTATGCGAAAGTATTTGGATTTATCCCAGAAGACAGAATTGCAATCAAATCAAAAAAAGAAAATGTAAACTATAAACAAATGATAAAAGAGGGATATTGTTTTGCCTGTGGAGATGAAGTAATAGATTATTCATTTGTGGAAGAGTTTATTACGGAACTAGAAAACAAGTATGGAGTTGAAATTATTCAAATTGCATACGATCCTTACAATGCAATGTCAACTGTTCAAAAATTAGAGGCAGCAGGATATGAGTGCGTAAAAATCAAACAGCACTCTTCTATACTACACATGCCTACGAAATTATTAAAAGAGTTTGTGTTGAAAAAGGATTTTTGCTATGACACGAATAAATTGCTTGAAATTAACTTTCAAAACGCCAGATGCACAGAAGACACAAATCTTAATAAATACGTAAACAAAAAAAGAAGTTCCGGGAAAGTGGACATGGTTGTAGCGTTAATTAATGCAATTTGCCTATTACAGCAAGAATTATTGTATGGCAGCAACTTTGTTGTCCAAACCTGTTAGAAAGGAAAGGTATATATGTTGTTATTTCATAAAAAAGAGGAAAGAGCAGAGCCAAAAGAAGAATCAAAAGAAGAAAGTGCGTTTGTAAATGCGTTGTTAGGAAATGACAATTTGACACGAGAAAAAGCATTGCAGATTCCGTCTGTGTATGCAAGTGTAAATAAAATTGGTGAAATAATTGGAACAATTCCAATACGATTATATAAAAAAGAGGAAAAAGAGGGAAAACAGGTTGTAAATGAGGTCAAACAAGACAATAGGTTATATCTGTTAAATGAAGACACAAAAGACACTATGACGGGTAAGCAATTTTGGAAAGCGGTGATAGAAGATTATTTTTTTGGCAAAGGAGCGTATATCTATATCAACAAAGTCGGAACCAAAGTTGCTTCGCTGCATTATGTAAGAGAAGAAGAGGTAAGTACAACAGAAATCATGAATCCAATCTGGAAAGATTACAAAATACTGGTTCGTGGTTCTATGTATGAACCTTATGATTTTATCAAAATTCTTCGTAATACAAAAGATGGAGCAAAGGGAATTAGTATGGTAGAAGAGCAGTCAACCGCTTTTAGTATCGCCTATGAATCAATGAGATATGAAAATAATCTCGTAAAAAAAGGCGGAAACAAAAAAGGTTTTTTGTTATCTGAAAAAAATTTAGCACAACACGCATTGGATAAATTAAAAGAAGCGTGGGAACGTTTGTATCGAAATAACGAAGACAATGTAGTTATTCTAAATAATGGATTAAAGTTCCAAGAATCTTCGAATACATCGGTAGAAATGCAGCTAAACGAAAACAAAGAAAGCAATAGTAAAGAAATGAGTATGTTATTTAATATACCAAATGCCATTATTAAGGGTAATGCAACAAAAGAAGATAATAAAAATTTTATAAAATATTGTATAAAACCTTTGACTGAGATTATAAGCAACTCGTTAAATCGTGACCTTCTGACTGAAAAAGAAAAGACAGAGGGTTATTATTTTGCCTTTGATCTAAAAGAAGTTAGCAGAGGAGATGTGGAAGAAAGATATAAAGCATATGAAATTGGAATTAAATCACATTTTTTACAACCAGATGAGGTTCGTAAAAAAGAAGATTTAGAGCCATTAGGAATTGATTGGATTGAATTAGGACTAGACTCAGTTCTTTACAATCCAAAAACTAAGGAAATATATACACCGAATACAAACGCAAAAGAAAATTTAGGAAAAACAACATTGAAAGGTGGTGAGAACGATGAGGATTGAACTTAGAAATGACAGTGTTTTGCTTGATGGCTACGTAAATGCAGTTGGACGTGATTCACGCCCCATTATTACGGTAAGAGGGAAATGCGTTGAGCAAATAGAACCAAGAGCATTTGAAAGAGCGTTGAAACGAGCAGAAAATATAGAATTGCTGTTGGATCATGATAAAAACAAAAGACTGGGTTCTACAAAAGAAGGAAATCTTAAGCTAAAAGAGGATAATATCGGTTTGAGAGCGATTTGCACAGTAACTGACCCAGAAGTAATTGAAAAAGCAAGAAAAAACGAATTAAGAGGCTGGTCTTTTGGTATGTATGTAAAAGAAGATACCATAGAAGAACGTAGCGAGGGAATACCAAGAAGATGCGTATCAGAACTGGAACTATTTGAAGTATCAATTATTGATACCAGAATGAATCCTTGTTATGTCGGTACCTCAATTGAACAACGAGCAGAAGAAGAAATCATAAAGGAACAGAGAGGAGAAGAGTTTCAAGCTACCACGGAAAATTTAGAAACTAAAAACTATGAAAAATATGAAAAGAGATTAAAGGCACTTTAGTGAGTGCTTATTTTTATGGAGGAAAATATGAACAGACAAAGAAGAGTAGCAGAATATAGAGCAGAATTAAAACTTCTATCAGAACAACGAGCAGAATTAAAAGAACAATTAGAGCAGATTATTGCAAAAGCAAAACAAGAAAATCGAGCTATTTCAGAAGAAGAAGCTACACAATTCGATGAATTAGAACAAAAAATCAAAAATATTGATAAAACAATCGAATTAGAAAATCGGGCGAGAAAGATTGGAGAGCCAGAGAAAACAAAAGAAAAAGAAAACATTGAACCAGAAGAAAAAGAAGTAAGAGCATTTACAGATTATATTAAGGGGATTGTTACAGAAGAAAGGTCAGACAGTAATTTTACAGTTGGGGATAATGGGGCAGTTATTCCTACAAGTATTGCAAATAAAATTATTGAACGGGTAAAAGACATTTGTCCGATTTTTGAGATGGCAACAAGATATAACGTAGGTGGAACATTGACAATTCCTTACTACGATGAATCAACGCAACAAATTACAATGTCATATGCGGATGAATTTCAAGAATTGGAAGCTACAAGTGGAAAATTAACCAGTATTTCTTTAACAGGATTTTTGGCGGGAGTACTTACAAAAATTTCAAAGAGACTGCTCAACAATAGCAATTTTGACCTAATGAATTTTATCATCAAAAAAGTGGCAGAATCGGCAAAAGAATGGATTGAAAAAGAATTATTGTTAGGTACCGAAACTAAAATAGAAGGACTTTCGAAAGCAACTCAAGTTGTAACTGCCAATTCAGCGATTGCCATTACAGTTGATGAATTGATGGATACACAAGATAGTGTACCAGATACATTCCAAAATGGTTCAATTTGGATCATGAACCGAAAGACAAGAAATGCAATCCGAAAATTAAAAGATAATGACGGAAATTATCTCTTAAATCGAGATATTTCTTCTAAGTGGGGTTACACATTGCTCGGAAAGGATGTTTATACAACTGATACAATGCCAGAGATGGGGGCAGGAAAAACAGTTGTATATTACGGAGATATGACAGGTTTAGCAATTAAAGTTACAGAAGACATAACTTTAGAGGTGTTGCGAGAAAAATATGCAACACAACATTCAATTGGTGTAGTTGCATGGCTTGAAATGGATTCTAAAATTGAAAATAATCAAAAAATTTCAGCCTTAAAAATGAAAGCAGAATAGGAGATGAAGCGGCATGGTGGTAAAGGCACTTATTAGCTTTTCAGGTCGCATTTCCATGTATGAAGGGGAAGAAAGGGACATCAAAGAAGATGCCCTTTTTTCTGACTTACTAAAGGCTGGATATATAGAACCTGTAAAGAAAGCGAAAAAAGGAAAAAAAGATGAAAGTTAGTGAAATAAATACGGATTACCTAAGTACATATCTAAAACTTGATGATCCGGAAGAGGAAACAATACAAGAATTAGAAGTAATGAAAATGGCAGCAGTCGAACTTGTGAAGAGCTATACAGGATTAACAGAAACAGAGATAGAAGAACATGAGGATATAACAATAGCTGCATTAGTATTAATAGGGGACATGTATGACAATAGAAACATGTACCTGGATTACAAAAATACAAAATTAAATAAAACAGTGATGTTAATTTTGGACATGTATTCGGTCAACCTATTGTAAGGAGTAATTATGGGAATCAATATCGGAAAATTAAATAAACGAATCACGATATTATCATATCAAGAAAGTGAAGATGAAATGGGGCAGTCAACACAAGAACTGAAACCATATAAAAGGGTATGGGCGACAATTAAGCCTTTGAGAGGAAGAGAATACTGGGAAGCTAAAAAAGTGCAAGAGGAAGTTGTATACAAAATCACAACGAGATACATAAAAGGAATTACATCAGATATGTTAATTCAATATAAGGAGAAAATATTTGAAATTAATTCTGTTATAAATGTGGAAGAATCAGATTTGATACTAGAAATGCAATGCACAGAGAAGGTGAAACATGGCTGATTTTGAAATCGACTTAAGCGGATTAGAAGAGTTGAAAGATGATTTGCAAAAAGCGGTAAAGGCATATCCCGATAAGGCACAAGAAACCTTAGAAGTACTAGGGAAACAATTCAAAAAAGATACAATAAAAGAAACGTATAAAGCAGTAAATAAAAAAAGTGGAAATCTTGTAAAGGGATATAAAGTTGAAAAAGTTCATGGATATGGAATGGGTATGGAAGTGGATTTTTATGCAAAAGCTCCGCATTTTCATTTGATAGAAAATGGGCATGAAATTATTCTTCCGAAAACGAGAAAAGGCAAGAGTAGAAAAAACGGAGGAAAAAATAAAGGATTTGTTCCAGGAAGACTTATCGTAAAAAAAGTAAGAGGAGATTATAAAGAAATTGTTCCAGAAAAAATGAAAAAGATGGTAGATGAAATATTAGAGGAGTGCAATTTGTGATAAGCGAAATTGAATTAAAAAAGGCTATTTTGGATCTGCTCAAAACAAAGTATCCGCCAGAAAGCTATAAATATTATGGGATTGAAGTTTCGGAAGGCTGTAAAAGACCTTCTTTTTTTGTTGATATGAGGCTGGAAAAAGAGCAGGATGCAACGGCAAATTTAATAAAAAAAGAGTATGCCGTATATATTACTTACTTTGCAGAAAAGGTAAATGAAACAGACAATCTAAAAAAAGTAGAAGAAATCCGTCAGTTATTGCGTTGTACAGATAATAAAAAACGAAAACGCGACATGACAATCAAAGTAAAAGGACGTTATATAAAAATTGAAAATTACCATTATGGGTATACAGGAGAAGCGAACAATATTTTACAAATAATGTTCGACTTCTCTTTTTTAGAATTTGAACCAGAGACAGAACGTGCCATGTTAATGCGTTCAGTAGAAATTACAGGAGGAGAGTGAAAAAATGGGAACAATCGGGATGCCGGTCATTGACATTACTTTCGCACAAAAAGCGGTGAAAGAAACAAAAAAACAGGAGCAGGGAACGGTTGCACTGATATTAAGAGAGGAATTGAAAGAGGAACAGAAAAGGAATTTTGAGGTATTACCAGATGATGAGATAGAAAAGCTGAGCCTATCAGAAACGAATAAAGAACAAATCAAATTGGCATTAATGGGAAACAACAAACGACCACAAAAAGCGATTTGTTACCTTATCGGAGCAGAAGAAGATTATACGGAAGCATTAAACTGGTTGGAGGTGCAACGTTTTCAGTATCTAGCTGTTCCAACAGTGGAAACAGATGGGAAAGCAAAAGTAATTGCAGATTGGATTGCAAAACAAAGAAAAAGAAAAAAAATATTTAAGGCAGTGCTTCCAAATTATGTGGCAGATAGCGAGTTCATTATCAACTACGCAACAGAAAAAGTGTATAAAAACGATGTAAGTTATACAACGGAACAGTATTGTGCCAGAATTGCAGGATTGCTGGCAGGAACTGACCTAAAAAGCTCCTGCACTTATGCAGTGTTAGAAGAATTAACAGACTGCACGAGCTTATCGGAAGAACAAATGAACGAAGCAATCGGAGAAGGAAAATTAATCGTATATCATGATGGAGAGAAAGTAAAAGTTGTCAGGGGTGTAAATTCTTTGACAACAGAAACAGACACAAAAGGAAGACAATTTAAAAAAATAAAAATTGTAGAAGCAATGGATGCGATTACAGAATCAGTAAAAAAGACAATACAAGACAAATACATCGGGAAAATGCCAAACTCATTCGACAATAAATGTTTGCTGATTTCGGAAATACAAGATTACTATACAGAGCTTATGAAAGAGGAAATCATTGCACAAGCAAGTATTGAGATTGACACCGAAGCAACCAAAAAATACCTAGAATCAATAAAAATTGATACGTCAGAAATGACGGAAGAAGAAATAAAAAAAGCAGAGACGGATGAAAAGGTATTCTTAAAATCAAAAATTAAAATCTATGACGTAATGGAAGAAATAACATTACCAATAGAAGTGTAGGAGGAAAAAAATGAAACACTATGAAGCGAGTCAAACAATCAATGGTTCCAATGGAGAATTATGGATTGACAACGAATACATTGCACAAATCACAGGATTAGAAGCGAAAGTAACAGTAGAAAAAGCGGAAGTTGTACAGGTAGGAAAGCGTTCCAAAGGATATAAAAATATCGGAATGGAAGGAAAAGGGACAATCAAAATGAATAAAGTAGATTCTTTTTTCATTAAAAAATTATCAGATGCGTTTAAAAAGGGGAAAACACCTACTTCCACCATTATTACTAAGCTAAGTGACCCAGACGCAGCGGGAACGGAACGAATTAAATTAACAGGCTGCACGTTTGACGAACTAACACTTGCAAACTGGGAAGCAAGAAAAATTGGAGAAGAATCCATTCCATTCTCATTTGAGGATTGGGAAATTATAGAAAGCATCTAATAAAAATAATTACATATCGAGAAGGAGAGAAAAAGAATGAATTTAGTTGAAAAGTTATTACAGGCAGATGTAAAAAAGGCAGAGGAATTAGAGCAGAAAACGATAAAATCAAAAAGACTAGCAAAAATTTTGGGCGAGTCCGATCCAGTAGAAATTACAATTCAAGAAATTCCGGCGAGAAGAATGAACAATCTTCTTGGGGAACAAATAGATAAAAAAGGAAACTTTGATATCGATAAGGCATTTGATGTAAAAGCGTTAACAATCGTAGAAGGGCTGGTAAATCCAAGTTTAAAAGATGAAAACATGTTAAAACATTTTGGTTGTGCAACACCAAAAGAATTAGCAATTAAACTATTCGGGAAGGAAATGAACATGATTTCTGATGAAATTTATAATTTATCATCAGAGGACAATGAGGAAATGGAAGAAACAATAAAAAACTAATTGAAACGGACGGGGAAGTACAGCTTATGTACTTCCTTTTCCGTTTCAAAAATATTCGTCCCATTGAGTATGCAAACATGGGACAAAACGAAAAAATGATTATGAAAATATTCATGATAAAGGAGCTAGAGGATAAGGAGAAAGAATATAACAATGTCTTAGAGGGAGGGGAATGATGTGTCAAGAATCATAGACGCTACACTTCGATTCACAGACCAATTCTCTCGCCCGATGAATAACGCAATTGGCAAGCTAGAACGCAGTGGTAGGCAGATACAAAGGGTAGGGAAAGACGTTCAGAAAATAGGACGCAATATGCAAAAAGTGGGTTCTGCTCTTACAAAAAGTGTTACGATGCCAATTGTTGCCCTGGGTGTTGGAGCGGTCAAAACGGCAGCAGAATTTGAAAAAGGAATGTCGAAAGTACAAGCTATATCTGGTGCCACGGAAAAGCAAATAGAAAAACTTTCTGCAAAAGCCCAAGAAATGGGTGCGAAAACAAAGTTCTCAGCAAAAGAAAGTGCAGATGCCTTTTCCTATATGGCAATGGCTGGGTGGAAAACAAAACAAATGCTTGGCGGAATTGAGGGTGTTATGTACTTAGCCGGTGCAAGTGGGGAAGATTTGGCAAAAACGAGTGATATTGTAACAGATGCCATGACAGCATTCGGATTAGAAGCAGATAAAACATCCGAAGTTATGAAAAACGGGGTAGAGAAAGAAGTCAATAATACAGACCGCTTCGTTGATGTATTAGCTCAAACTGCAAGACGAGCTAATACAGACGTTGGAATGATGGGAGAAACATTCAAATACGTTGCTCCAGTAGCCGGCTCATTAGGTTATTCGATAGAGGATACTGCTGTAGCCATTGGATTAATGGCGAATAGCGGAATCAAGGGAAGCCAAGCAGGAACACAGCTAAGGGCGGCTATGGTCAATCTAGTAAACCCAACAGACAAACAAAAAGCTATGATGGACAAGCTCGGCATCTCTATAGAAAAAAAGGGCGGAAAAATGAAGTCATTAATGGGCGTTATGAAAATGCTGAGAGATAAAATGGGAACGCTGTCAGATGCAGAAAAACAAGAAAATATTGAAACATTGTTGGGGAAGGCAGCGAAAGACTCTGCGAAAGAAGCAATTGCTGGAATGACAGAAGAAGAAATACGAAATAAGGCTGCATTGAGTGAAGGTTTGAAACTCATCAAAGATTATGATGAGGGGCAACTTAATAGTGCGTTAAGCAGCCAATATAAGAAAAAAGAACTGGCAAAAATGACCGAAGAGGAAAAACGAAATCTAGTTGCTATGAAACAAGGACAGATTGCAGTAGAAGGTCTGTCCAAAGCGGAGCAGGCAGGAGCAGCCGCTAGAATTATGGGAAAAGAAGCAATGTCTGGTTGGTTGGCTATTATCAATGCTTCGGATAAGGATTTTAAAAAACTTACAAAGGAAGTAAGAAACTCAAATGGTGCAGCCAAGGAAATGTATGACATTGCCAATAATAATCTTATCGGTCAATTAACTATACTAAAATCAACCGTAGAAGCCGTTGCTAGGTCTTTCGGGGAGAGGATGACGCCTCATGTGAAAAAAGCAGTGGAAAAATTGCAGGACTTGGCTGATAAGTTCAACAAGTTAAGCCCGAAACAGCAAGATCATATAATCAAGTTAGGATTAATGGCAGCGGCGGTAGGTCCGTCTATTTTCGCTTTTGGAAAACTGACAGATGGTGTCGGAAAGAGTATAGAAAAACTTGGAAAATTTGGAAGAAAACTTCCTGTAATATCAGGGAGAGCAAAAGAAGCTTCCCAGATTTTAAAAACAATCCATATTCCGGCACCGAAAGGGTTTGGTGTTTTAAGCAAAGGGATGAAAGGGATAGGAAAAGGAGTAAGTTTTTTACTATCTCCGCTTAAAAAAGCAGGAGCCGGAATAGTAACGTTTGTTGGAAAATCAAAGCTATTAAGTTTGCCGTTCAAAGCATTTAATAAAAGTTTTGGATTATTTGGGAAAATGACAATGAAATTATTTTCTCCACTTGCAAAATTAGGGGGCATGTTTGGAACAGTAGGAAAAGCTTTATTTACGTTTTTGGGTCCTACTGGTTCTGTGATTGCAGTCTTAGCGGCAATTGTAATAGGGGGAATATTGGTTTACAAGAACTGGGACAAATTAAAAAAGGCTGCAAAAAGTTTAGGACAAACCATAAAAAATGTTTTCTTAAATTCAGGGATTGATGTGGATAAGCTAAAAGAACGAATCGCGGGAATGAAAGAGTCCGCATCAAAAATGTTTGGCAATATTGGAAAATCCGCAAAAAAAATGAAAAAAACATTACAACCAATACTGTCGTTTATAGGGCATACATTTGTGAACGGATTTAAGGTTGCGTTTTCTGCAATTATTGGTTATGCAAGTGGTTTGATTAATGGAATTATAGAGATTGGTTCTGGAGTAATGAAAGCATTAGGAGGTATTACGGACTTCGTTTTAGGAGTTTTTACGGGAAACTGGAAAAAAGCATGGGGCGGAGTGAAAGACATTTTCAAGGGTACATTTCAAGCACTGGTTGGATTGTGCAAAACACCGCTTAATGCGGTAATTGGACTTGTCAATGGAGCTATTAAAGGTATTAATAAGCTGGGAATTGATATTCCAGATTGGGTGCCGGGGCTTGGTGGAAAAAAATTGCATTTTGAAGTACCTACAATTCCAATGTTATACAAAGGAACATCGAACTGGCAGGGCGGTACCGCTATGATTCACGATAGGGGTGCAGAGATTGTAGACTTGCCAAAGGGTTCAAGAGTATACCCACACGACAAATCGTTAAGAATGGCAAGAGAGGAAGGAAGAAAGCAAGGCGGCTCTTCTATTTCAATTGCAAAATTAGCAGACACAATCGTGGTGAGAGAAGATGCAGATATAGACAGAATTGCTGAAAGAATTGTAAAGAGAATTCTTGAAGTATCAGACAATACAGGAGGTGTTACGATTGCAGATATGGCTTAAAAAGAACGGAAAAGGGTTTCGGTTTCCTGTTCTACCACAATCAATCGAAGTAACAAGTCCACAACACAATGAAACAATTACGACAACAGCAGGTGGGGAAAAAAATTTAATTGGAAAGAAAGGATTGCGAACTTTAACGTTGCAATCCTTTTTTCCTGCCCAAAATTATTCCTTTTGCCAATATAAGGTAACAAAAAAGCCATGGGAATACATTAAAAAACTGGAATCATGGAAAGGGAGCGTGCTAACAATTACGATTACAGGCACCAATATACATTTTCCATGCACAATCGAAAGCTTGGTTTACGGAGAAAACGACAGCTCAAAAGACGTAAACTTTACAATTGAGCTAAAAGAATACAAACAAATAAAAGAAAAAGCAAAGAAAAAAGAAAAGAAAAGTAAAACAACAAAAAAAGTAACAACAAATGAAGGAAAACGTCCATCAAAAGAAGTGAAAACAAAAACATATGTTGTGAAAAAAGGGGACTGCTTATGGAATATCGCAAAAAGAGAAACCGGAAAGAGTGATAATTGGCGAGCGATTTACAATCAAAACAAACAAGTGATTGGAAGCAATCCGAACAAATTAAAAATCGGACAAAAGCTGGTGATTAAGATTTGAAAATAAAACTGGGAGAAACATGGATAACAGAATATGTCATGTCAGCAACATGGTCTGGCACAGATACACAATGCTCAAGGACATTAGAATTTTCTATTGCGAGCAACCATCACGACAAAAACTTTAAAAATCTGAAAATAAAATTAGGTGATATTGTACGTCTGTATGTCGGGAATAAAAGAGTGTTTCTAGGTGAAATAACAACAATAGAACGGACAGGCGAAAAAGGTTCAGCATCCATAAAAGCAATGGATTTCATGAATCACCTATTAAAAAGTAAGACAAGTCGAAATTTCCGTAATACATCGGCAGAGAACATAACAAGATCTGTTTGCAAGGAAATAGGAATCAAAGTGGGGGATATTGAGAAAACAAAAATCAATATTCCTAAATTTTATCCACGAGAAGAGGCTTATTACAACATCATATTAGGAGCGTATAGGAAAGCCAGTAAACAGACCAAAAAGAAATATATGCCTACGATGGACGGGACAAGGTTATGCGTCATCGAAAAAGGAACAGAGAGTGGAGTGTTGCTGAGTCAAGATGAGAGCATCTTATCAAGTAGCTATAGCAAGACATTGGATTCCATGGTGAACCAAGTTGTTATTTTTGATGAAAAAGGGAAACGCACTGGAGTAATCAAAAAAGACGATTGGGTGAAAAAATATGGAATCTATCAAGAAACGATAACGAAGGAAAAAGGTGTCAATTCAAAAACAGCAGCAGAAGCACTGTTAAAAGGAATTGAACAAAGTGCCTCAATTGAAGCACTTGGAAATATAAAAGCTACTTCTGGAAAAAGTATAAAAATACGGGATAAGGGAACGGGGTTAACCGGGAGGTTCTGGATAACATCCGATACCCATACATGGGAAAACGGGATTCATAAAATGTCACTTGAACTGGCATTTAAAAATGTGATGGAAAGTGTTTCGGTTAACACAGAAACGGAAGAACAGAAAAGTAGCTCAAACACAAAGACAGATAATGAAAAAATCAACAAAATCATTGAAACAGCAAAATCGTTTCAGGGAAAAGTGAAATATAAAATGGGGGCAAGTAACCCGGCTGGCGGTGTATCAGATTGCAGTGGTTTTACACAATATGTCTACAAAACGGCGGCAGGAATCAACATCGGACGTACAACGAATGAACAGGTTAAAAAAGGCTCAAAAGTAGAAAAAGCAAACTTAAAAGCGGGCGATTTGGTCATGTTTAAAAATACTTACAATAGCGGTTATTCTTATGGGGTAAGCCATGTAGGAATTTATTTGGGTAATAATCAGTTCATTCATTGCAGCTCTGGTGCAGGAACAGTAACAATTAGCAATTTGGCAGGTAGTTATTATGTTCAACACTGGTTGATGGGAAGGAGAATTGCGAAATGACAGGATATGAAAAATTAGTATTAATGATACGAGATTCGGCAAAAAAACAAAACAATGGATTACTACAAGGTGTAATGACTTCTTCCTCGTCCTGCAAGATTGGAGAGCAGGAATACCTACAAGACGACCTAGTGATTCCAGTAGAATATAAAAAGAAAATATGTTCGAGAGTTTTAATCGTAGATGGAGAAGATAGAAGTACATACATTGAACCATTGAAAAAAGGAGACGTTGTATTCTTATACCCGATAACAGATACTGAATTTTTGATAGTTGGGAGGGAATGATATGTTTCCGTATGATATAGATGATACAGAGGAAGAAACAGAAGAAATTGAAAAGGAAGATAGCGAACCAAAAGAGTACGAAATAGATTTCAAAACCGGACAATTAACTGGAAAAGTTGTAACAGGTTTGGAAGCAATCAAGACATGGGCATGGCTTGCATTACATACAGAGCGATATAGGTATCTTCAATATAGCTGGGATTATGGGAATGAGTTAGAAACATTAATAGAAGAACATTCGTGTAATCAAGAATATATCAATGCAGAAGCAGAACGGCTTATAACGGAGTGCCTGTCGACCAATGAATATATAACAGGAATTGAAGATGTGGAGTGTGATGTTATAGATGATAATGTCAGACTCCGTTTTCGTATTATTACAGATTATGGAGAGGGGGATATAGATGTTTGAAAATATGACATATGAAAATATTATGTCGGAAATGATGGATGATATGCCGGACGGAATCAACACACAAGAAGGAAGCCTAATTTACAATGCTTGTGCAAAACAAGCGTTGAAATTAGAAGAAGTCTATATTGCCCTAGAGTACATATATGAAAATCTAACACCGGAAACGATGGATGAAGAGCATCTTTTGTCTTATGCAAAAGAGCGAGGAATCAAAATAAAACAAGAAACAAATGCGGTTTTACAGGCAGATTTTGAACAGGAAATTGAAATAGGAACTAGATTCACACGAAATGATCTTGATTATATGGTTATAGAGAATATAGAAGGATATTCGTATAAATTAAAATGTGATACCGCAGGAACAATAGGCAATACAATGTTTGGGGAATTGTCCCCCATTGACTATATTGAAAATTGGCAAGGCGGAAAAATAACAAAGTTATTGATTCCGGCTGAAAATGCAGAATCAATCGAAGAAATAAGGAAAAAAATCCTTAATTCTTATGATGTAAAAGATTTTGGCGGGAATCGTTCCCAATACATTAAGTTTTTTCATGATTTTGAGGGTGTAGGAGCAGTAAAAATAAAAAGAAGAGAAAAAGAAACAGGATACATAACAGCGACTATTTTGGATGCGAATTATAACGTCCCTTCTCATGAATTGATTCAGAGAGTCCAGACAGCTATAGACCCAGAAGAAAATCACGGAGAAGGGGAAGGTTTTGCACCGATTGCACATTCGGTAATTGTGTATAGTGCAAAGGAAAAAAAGCTTAATATAAGAGCAAAAATTCAGTTTCAAGAAGAAACAGAAAAAGAAGGAATGAAAAGTTATATAGAAAGTGCGATAGATGGGTATTTAGGAGAAGTGAGGAAAGGGTGGGAAAATTCAGAAAAACTAACTGTACGAGTTTTCCAGATAATTGCATGTTTGGCAAAATTAGATGGAATCATGGATATAAATTCTGTTGAAATTAACGGAAGCAACGAAAATATAGAGCTAGAATGGAACGAAGTTCCAACAAGGGGAGAGATTGATGTCATTTAATGCACCAAAAATAATCGAAAACATAAAAGAAATAAAAATCATTTACGAATTAAATGATAAACGAGATGAAAAATTAAATGTAGCATTAAAGAAAATAGAAAACAATATGACCATTGATACAGCAACGGAAGAGTTGATGGAAAAATGGGAAGCAATTCTGAAAATAAATAAAAGTGATACAGATACATTAGATGAAAGAAGATTTCGAGTAAAAAGCAGAATCTTTCAAAAACTGCCTTATACAATACGTGGATTAAGGCATAAGTTAGATTCTCTATGTGGAGAAGATGGATACATTTTGGAAATAGATCATGACACGGAAAATATCACGTGTTATGTACAACTATTTCAAAAAGTAAAATTAAAAGAAGTAAAAAGCATGTTAGATGCTATTATTCCGCTAAATATGACGATTCAAGTAAAATTAAAATACAACACATGGGGAGATATGAAATCGACAACATGGAAAAAAATAAATAAATATAAATGGTGTGAAGTGAAAGAGGTAGTGATAGATGCGAAGAATTAGAGAAATTAAAGAAGATGAAATCGTTGATGTAGCTGTTTTGAATGATAATTTTTCAGCTTTGGAAGGGAAAAAAGCCGACCGAACCACACAGAACCCAGTAATTCTCCTAGCCGCGAATTGGACAGGCGAGTCAGCACCCTATACCTACACAATCGAGCTGGAAGAAGTAACAGCAGACAATACCATAACCCTTGTGCCTGCAGAGAATATTACAGCGGAACAATACACGGCTCTCCAGTCAGCACAGATAGAGGATGCAGAGCAGACAGCCGGCACGATTATCCTGCAAGCACAACATAAGCCGGCAATTGACATACCGATACTTGTGTTAATCGGAGATACCAGTGTACCGAGTGCCGGCGGAGGTGCTACGATACCACTCATTAATCACTTACTGACAGAGAACGCAGGAGTAGGAGCATTAGACGCTTATCAAGGGATGATTTTGGACGGAAAGATTGCTTGCCTTAGCAATCCTAACCTGTTGATTAATCCTGACTTTCAAATTAATCAGAGAGGAGAGAATACTTACTCTTCTAGTGGTTATACGGTTGACCGATGGATGATTCCAGATGGTATTTCTCTGCAAAAAAAAGTATATACAAAGCTCTTGAATCTAAGTACTCAAGAAGCTTGTATGTGGGTAAAGCAACCATTTGAATATCAAAAGTTTGCACACACGTATACCTTATCTATGAAAATAAAAAAAGATAGAGCAGACTTACAGTGCCGAATTGAAATATTTGGTAGTTCGAAGTCTTATTCCAAGGAAAGTAAAGAGACTACCGATTGGCAGATTATAACAGTAACTGCTACAGATTGTAGGCCCGAATATGTATCGATTATTACAGATAGAGGGGCAGCAGAAGGGGACTTTATGTGGATTGAATGGGCGAAATTAGAAGTCGGTTCACTAGCAACCCCGTTTGTACCACCGGACCCTGCAACTGAATTGTTAAAATGCCAGAGATACTATGAAAAAATAGATTCTTATGTTGTTCTGCCATATGCAGATGGTGGGTTGTCATCAATCCCGTTTAAAGTAGAAAAACGACTTTGGCCAACTGTAAAATTAGAAATAAAAAATGCTGGGAGTACAGCAACTACATCATATGAAGAAGTTGTAGCAAATTGTAGCTGTATTTCAAAAATAATTTCCAGTGCTGTATTGAAAAATGATATAGGATATTATGTTTCTGGTACAGTAGATGCAGAAATCTATTAGAAAGGGGTGAGAAAATGCCAGTCAATATTCATTTTAACCGCAATCCAGGCGGTTATGAATTAGCAAACAACCTAGAAACAGAAATTGCTGGGGTTGCTGCACTAGATGCGGTACAGGGAAAGAAACTAAATGATAAGATTAACGAAGCACTCGGTGCACAAGCTTTAGAACATTTTACCAAATTCCCATCTGATATGTGGAAAGGAAGAATAACCTATCATCGAATTTTCGGAAGCGTTCAAGGAGAGTATGACCCACTTCCAGGAGACCATAGATGTTATCATTATAATGCAATTACATATGGAGAAGCTAAAAGATGTACGCAAATTGCGATACAAGCTTATTACAGCGAATCCAAAGATATATATCCAAACGGATATGATAAAAAAGGATTCTATATTCGAACGCAGCACGATGACCTAGTATCGAAATGGACACGTATCATGACAAGTGATGACAGAGAAGTTCTGAAACCTCAAGAAGTTCTACAGTTACAAAATGGCTTTGAATTTTGGGGTGATTCAACTTATGGAGTAATCGGAAGAACAGGAAATTTGGTTCACATTAATTTCTTGCTAAAAGGAGGAACAGGAACACCCGGAGGAATAATATGTGAATTACCATATATTCCACTAAGCAATGAAATTCATTGTTTAAGTTTTGGAGATAAAATATTTGAAATAAGGACATTAAAGGATGGAATAATCAAGCTTGAAGGCGGTCTACCTTCCGAAGATACGAGTACTTGTTATTGCATCGAGTGTAATTATATATGTGTGTAAATAGAATGTAGAAAGGAAGAAAAACCATGACAAAAATTAAATTATTAGACAACACAACCTTAACATGCAAAGCAGTAGAAATCCAGAACGGGACATTAGTTTTGGAAACCACAACCGAGAAGACAGCGGAGGAATTACATAGAATATTCAGTAACAAGAGTAATCTGAATATTATCGAACTGCAAACAGAATCGGGAACAACCTTAGGTAGTAAGTACGGATTTGTATGCTATGCCGGAATAACACTATTAGGAGATGGATCTAAGAAAATTGAGTTGATCCAGGAGAAAGACCCAACAGAACAGAGATTGACAAGAGCAGAAACCCAAGCCTTACAGGCAAGTATGGATTCGAACAAGGCGGTAGAACAGACGGATAAAGTAGTAAATCAAATCAAAGAATTACAAACTGGAATGGAACAGGCGGTGGCAGAACTAACTATGTCATTATCACAGACACAACCAGCAAATGAAGAAAAGGAAGAAGGTGAAGCAGATGTTCAATAAGAATAGTATTGTAGTTCGAATTTGGGTGGATCTAATCAAAAAAGGTACCTACAAAAAAGAACAGGTACCAAAGTTGCAAAATCTACAGGAAGTCGTATACAGTCTTTTAGAAGAGCCGGCAGAGTAATTGTTTGGTTCTTTTTTAGTTTAAAAAGAAAGGAAATGGAAGATGGAAACAATTATAGCAGCAGGAATCTCAGCAGGAGTTACATTATTAGTTTGTGTCATCAACAACCGTTATCAGAGTAAGGAATTGATAAGCCTTATCACTTATCGTATAGGGGAACTAGAGAAGAAGGTGGACAAACATAACAGTGTTGTAGAGCGAACTTTTCGTTTAGAAGAATCGACTGCATTGCAAGAAGAAAAGATAAAGGTTATTAACCACAGAATCGAAGATTTAGAGAGAGGGTGAATAAAATGGAATTACTAAATGATTATGTAGTGGTGGTTGTTATGGCTATTTGTATGGCAATTGGATATATTATCAAAACTAGCCTGGAATTTATTCCAAACAAATACATACCGCTTATCATGGCTGTAATGGGAGTTATTTTGAACGTATGGCTGAATAAGAATTTTACACCTGAAATACTATTAGGTGGATTAGCGAGTGGACTCGCTTCGACTGGGACATATGAAGCAGTAAGAAATATTAAGAAATAATTGCCTGGAAGAAATAACCATGCTACAATAGAATACAAGGGATAACCGTGTACAGGGTAGTTTGACCTCTCATCACACAAAAGATGGGAGGTGGTGCATATGACAACATTTGAAGCAATCTATTTGATGTTGACATTTGGAACTTTCGTTCTAGCACTGCTTGCCTACATAGAAAGTAGAAACAAGCATAAATAAAAAATAACTACCCTTTGTCTTGACCGGACAGGGTAGTTATTTTAAACCCAATATTGAGGTCAACCACTTTGTGGGCGGTTTTCCCGTTTCTAATTTAACTATAACACAAGAAAATAAATTTTACAAGTAGATTCGGCACTCTTCGGAGTGTCTTTTTTGATGGAAAGGAATGATAGTATGAAAATAAGTCAAACAGGAATCAATTTAATCAAACAATTTGAGGGGTGTTATTTAACTGCATATAAATGCCCTGCTGGTGTTTGGACAATCGGCTATGGTACGACTGGAAAAGTAGACGGAAAGCAAATTTGCAGTGGCATGAAGATAAATAAGCAGAAAGCAGAGCAGTTGTTAAAGAAAGACCTGGAACAATTTGAAAAGGCGGTAAGTGCTATTGTAAAAGTTCCAATCAATCAAAACCAGTTTGATGCACTGGTATCGTTTTCTTATAACTGCGGATCTAGTGCATTAAGAAAAAGTACACTGTTAAGAAAACTGAATCAGAAAGACTATAAAGGGGCGGCGGAAGAATTCTTAAAATGGAATAAAGCCGGTGGAAAGGTCCTTGCTGGTCTTGCTAGAAGAAGAGAAGCAGAACGAAAGCTGTTTCTAGCCTCTAGCGGTGCGAAAGAGCCATCAAAAACGCATAAGACAACTTATCTTACAGTTACGGCAAATAGTGGCTTATTATGCCGAAAAACAGCGTCTATAAATGGACAAGTATTAGGGACATTTACAAAAGGAACAAAAGTAGAGTTATTAGATGGAAACAAAGAAATTTGGTATAAAGTCAAAGGAAAGTGTGTTGCCGGAAAAGTAATTGTTGGATATTGTAGTAGTCGGTATTTGGAATAAATTTGAGTTGACATTTTTAGTTCGTTGATATATAATGATGTTGTCAACGAAAGTTGTGGATTGAAACAAATATATAAAAATAAAAAGTCGAATCCATATAGGATTCGTGTATTGTTTAAAAGCCTTGGAGATGTACTTCAAGGCTTTTTGTTTATAAGAAAAATTTACAAAAAATCAACAACAAAAGCATTGCTGATAATTATTTCATCCTCATCGTTGCCGCCTCGTGGCATATCGCCACATATAACGGCATATGTGTCACAATCACTCCCGTACCTATAGACTTTCTTTGCGGCTATTTCTAATTTTTCTTTAATTTCATCCTCATCGTCAAAGCCGAGATCAATATATGTATCAATTGTACACACACCACTCAATTCTACTGGTTCTTCATCTATATCGTATTCTGCAATATCATATGAAGAACAATCATATTCTATATTCCAATCGTAGGAATTCCTGCAATAACTGCCAATGGAATAACTTTCAGATTCGTCCGGACACAAGCGGCGAAGACCAATCGTGTCAAAATGCCTACTTCCTTTCACTCCAAGATTTCTATTTCTTTCCTCTTGCAATTCTTTTATCTTTTTAATTACCTCTTTCATTTTGTTATACCCCCCATTAATAATTTTCGTATCCATATGTAACCGTCCTTATATTTTTGAGATTTGCTTTCATGATGTTCACTCGCTTTCTTTTGGTTGTTTGATCTTGTAACTTTATTGTAATATATAGTGGACATATATGCAATAGTGAAACTGTACAGATATAGAGAACATATTTTGTGCACATTTTATATAGTGGACATATAGCTAGGTGTGATATTATATAGTGGATAGCGAGGTGATAAAATGCCATACACAGAAGCCCAAAAAAGGGCAAGCATGAAGCATATAAAGGAAAAGACAGATGATATACGTCTGAGGGTGAAAAAAGGGCTAAAAGAAAAATATAGGAATGAAGCTAAAAAAAGAGGTATGAGTATGACGCAATTTATAGTAGAGTGCGTCGAAAAAGAAATAGAAAAACATTGA